AGCAGTAAAGTCTAAGGATTTATCTAAGCTAGGTGATTGAAACCAAGTCCTATCTCCCTGCTGCTTTGCACGAAAGTGATGGTAATGACCTGTAATAAGAATTTGTGCATCTTTTGCAGGTAAGAAACCATACATCTGACCTTTCCACCAGTTTTCTATCTTAGTTTCAGGATTACCTCCACTATAACCTGTCATGTGACCATGGGTCCAAGCACATGGGATAGTTTTGATAGTCATAACTTGATGAAAGCCTTCAGGAACTACAACAGATACCTTTTTATATCTTTCAGGGTTAGCTTTCATTATCTCTTCACATATCTGCAAGTGCATAGTATCTGTGTTATCTAATCTGTTAGTAACGACTTGACCTTTTTGTGAACGAGAAGCCTCACCATGATTTCCTGGAGCTCCAGCTAATATAAGTTTATCTGCATGTGGTAAAAATGTCTCTACTGTTTTCATCATCATAGACCTAGCCAACGCATACTGTTCTATCATTGTTAACTCAATATTAAATGGCTGACTATCGTAGAAACCATAACAGTTTTCTGTAAGGTCACCTAGTCCAATCATATATATCTCATCTATCTGGACACCTGCCTTACGCAGTTCCTTAATTCTATTTACTGCATCTTGTAGAGCTATATCGTAGCGTTTAAGTGTGTTCTCAACGCCATAATCTTTCTTACCTAGCTGCCAATCAGCCATAAAAAACAAAAAAGCAGTATCACCTCCATGTGTTTTAAGTTTTAATGGTGGTTTTTTACCTGCTTGTTTAAATAATGCTTTAAAATACTTGTCTTGTCCAGGTCTTTTCTTCTTTACAAGCCCTTTAAAAGCAAAGAATGTCTCAGTTCTCCCACCTTTCAATTGAACTTGCCATGAAGATGACCTAACTGTACCCTCAATCTCGTATAATTTAGGGTCATACCCCCATTGTTTTAGAATTTCATCAAACTTATTGTTGTAGTTTGGGTCTGTTCCAACATGTGTGATTTCACCTTGCCCAGTTTGGTCATTAATATCTACGCCAGGCTTCCAACCTGACTTATAGAAGTTATTACCCCACTCTTCAGGTGTGTTATTCTTGGACATCTGTCCTCCTTTGCCCTGTCATTGACAGTTTACTACAAAGATAAGACAGTTTCTACTACTTAGTTATTTGTTTTTTTGCGTATGTCTTGATGACTGCAAGTGCAGCACCACCACCAGCTAATGCAGCTAACTGAATTGTTTCAGCTTCTACACCAACTAATGGAGCAACTGTTAATGCACCAATGAACGCTTCAATGAAGGTCCAGGCAGTTCTTTCAAGCATATCTTTGAGGTCTACACTCATTCTATACTCCCATGATTCTGACCAAGGTGTCCACCATAAGTCCTTCTTGAACTTACCATCTTTGTCTCTTGCTCTTTTAAATCTTTCAAACATTATGTTATCAATCTACCTTTCAACATAGCATTACCTATCAAAACATTACCATTTATTTCCTGTAATTTATCGTAAACTGTGGTAGCTAAAACAGTATGGTCTTTTGCTTGATTATCTACATCTTTATTTAATAAATTGTTTATTGTTGTGTATTCTATAGTCACATCTTTGCCTTGCAGCAACTGTCCTGCTACTTTTGCATACATTTTTTTGTAAGCTACAGCACTACTGCCTATAAAACCATCTTTAGATACCTCTAAATCTTGTTGTGTCTCTCCTACAATTAAACAACCTGATGTATGTTCATCAGTATTGCCTGTGTGTATAAGTATATAAGTAAAGTTAGGCACATCTTGTATATGTAACATGCCATAGTGTGAGTTCTTGTATCTCTCTGAATACTTAGCATGGAAACCACCTGTTTTTCTAAACTTAATATCATAAGTTCCCTCTGGTATGCAGGTCTCGTGCATAACTTTTACTGCTTGATACTGGTCCTCTAGTGTATAACACTCAAAAATACCATCTATAAATAGCAACCCATTCGTTGCATCTGTTCCAAATTGTGTTCTAACTACAGTTAACTTCACCTATACCTCCATATTTACTATTACATATAGTAATGTATGTACCTGCTTCGTTGACATAAGTTACACACATTATTCACCACCACAGCAACCACTACCACAGCAGTCCATACTAATCTCCTTTTCTAAAACCAATGGTCAATAACCATACAGCTAAAGTTATTATAGTAGCTAATCCTGTAACTTGCTGTGCTGAACCAGTTAGTGTAAGCGTAGCAATAACTAAACCAACCAAAGTCCAACTAAGGTTCAATGTTTCTTTTATTGCTTCTACTAACCAGGTCCATAGCTTGTTAATCATAGACTTCTCCTAAATACAAAAGCTGCCATACTAGCTATTCTAGTCAAGATTACAGGAACTACGACCTCCTGTGCTTTTTCTTTTTGGTCTTGTGTCATATCATCTCCTATGTTACCTATTGTTACCCCTTCAAAATCTAAATCTACAAATGTTTCTATTGGATTTTCTAGGAATGATTCGTACTGTACTTCTGTAACAACATCAGCAAGAGTATAGTTCTCTACATCTGCGTTCTCTACAGCTCTCGCTACATACTCTTCTACTGCTTCAGCTACGACTTCATCTTCTTTGACAGCTTCAGCTATTATCTCAACATCTTCTGTTTCTACTTGTAATACTTCAGCAACAACTTCTACTTGTTCCTCTGTAAGTTCTTCTATCTCCTCAATAGCTTCTTCAACTACTGCCTGGACTATCTCTTGTACCTCTACTGATACTTGTTCTAGGTTCTGTACACCTATGTCATTGACTTCCTCAATAACTTCTATTACTTCTTCTGTTTCAAGTTCTTGTACAAACTCTTGTATTGCTTCTTCTTTAGCTTCTTCATACTCAACCAACTCCTCTTCTGTGTATTCTTCTAGTTCTTCTTCAGTTACTTCAGGAATATCTACAACGATAATTTCTTCAATAGCTTCTTCTATCTCTGCAACTTCTTCTTGCAGTTCTTCCTCTGTTAGTTCAATAACTTCTTCTGTTTTAAAGAATCCTCTGCTTGTATCTTCCTCTTCAATTTCCTGTACTGGCTCATCCAGAATCTCCTCTGCTTGAATTGTATCTTCTGTATTGGTGTCATCTCTAAGTATTTCTTTGTCCAGCTCATCTTCTATTTCCTCTTCTACTTCTTCTATAATAATAATTATATCTTCAGGTATCTCTATTAACTGTATTTCTTCTATCTCTATTTCTTCTAGTTCTTCTAAGTATTCTTCAAGCTCTAATATAACTTCAACAAATTCTTCAAGTTCTTCTTCAGATAATTCCTCTAAATCTAATTCGACAAATATTTCTTCTTCAAGTAACTCGAGTTCTCTAACTTCAATTTCCATTTGTTTTTCAAGCTCAAGTATTTCTTCTTCAGTAAGCTCAATAAATTCTTCATTTTCAAACTCATCATCCATTTCCAATACCATAACATCATCATCAGGAAACTCTTCTTGGGTATCATATTCTTCATCAACAATAATTATAATTTCTTCTTCTATAATTTCTTCAGGTATTTCGCAATCACCGCGTTCCAAAGCAATGTCAGTAATGTAACAACCATAAAGCTCTTCATTCTTTTTTCTTTCGTTATCTCTTTCTACAGTACCATCTTCTATTTCGTAGACTTCATATTCTGCTACAGAACCATCATCCATTACAACCTCAACAGGTGGAATTGTAGTTGGCGGTGGCGGTGGTGGAGGCGGTGGTGGAGGAACAGTTGTAGTAGTTGTAGTAGTTGTTGTATCAGGTACAGTTGTTGTTGTACTTGATGTAGTTGTAGATGATGTGGTAGTTGTAGTGGTAGATGTATCTACACAAGTAGAAGTAGGTGTTACCCAATCAGTTTGTGTTTCATTAAAAGGTACTTGGTCAGGTAAAGCTATACTTCTTTCTATAGATATTGTACTGTAACTATTATCTGTGTCATTGTCTGACCTAACTCTGTAATAAAATGTACCAACTGGTAACTCAAAGTATGTTCTTAAATTACTAATACTAAACACGTGGTCACTCCATTGGTTTTGTACGTGACCAAAACTTGTAGATATACAGAAACTATTCTCATCTATACCTGTAGCCATACCAAAAAAGATTGTGTATTTCTCTGGTGGACTATCTTCAAAACCATCTGAACCTAATAACCTAATAGTTAAGTCACCTGTTTCTGCATTTATTGATTGTTCATAACCATAAGGTTCTTGTGTTGGTACGTGGTCTGCCAATACAGGCATAGGTATTAATAAAAATAAAGCTAAGATAAGTCTTAGCATTACATTACAATCGCTGCAACAACCCCACCAAGTGCTACAAGTAATGTTAATACTTTATAAAACTCTGCCTTATCTAGCTTTGCATCTAGCTTTTCTTCTAATCTATCTAGCCGTTCAATGACCATATTGAGTAATTCTTTTTGAGTATAGCCATTGTTGTGTGTCATTTATGGTAGGTCCTCTGGTCTGGTAATCCAATCCCATTCCTCATCCCAATCGTGGTCTATAATAAGTGTTTCAGATGTGCTTAAATACTGTAATAATTTGTATATTTCTTTTACAATAAATCCAAAAATAAAACCAACGAGATAATCCATAATACGATTGTATCATAGGTTTTTTTATTAAGCTGGTTTTGGATTATCTGATTTAACTTTAGCTATGTGGTCTTTCCAAGTTGTAGTGCTGTTCACATTATCCCAGTACTGCATATCCAGTTGGTCTTGAACAGAACCATAGGCTTCCTGCCTAGCTTGTATATAACTAAACTGTTGTGCATCCCACTTGCTATTACCTAAATCTACTTTAGCTTGTGCATACTCAGCATCAGTAAACTCTCTGCGTTCGTTATTAACTTGTGCATACATTGGTTTAGCATCTTCAATCTCTTGGTCTGCTAACGCTTGTAGTTCATCTTTTGTTGCCATATCTCTCCTATGTTACCATATATTTCTT